GCGTGCCATTCCACCAATAAGGCTTCTTTTTTACCCCGTTGTAGTAGGTTGCGCCTTGTAGGCGCGGCATGTCAGTGCCTGTCATGGCAGGGTGACTACCGCCTTGCGGGATACGCATAAACGTTCCTGTAGACACAAGATTGCCGCCGGTAAAAATCATGTCTTTACTGAGTCCGGTTGTGCCATTGTCGGGGACCATCACAAAACTGTTGCCCTGCGGGTAGTGCGTATAGGGCATGTAGTCTGCGTTGTCCCAGTATTGCACATACCATAGATCGTTGAGGAGTGTAAAACGTGCCTTAGTCACGCCGCCCTGAGACCATGAAAAACCGATGTTTCTTGGCGCACCATTACCGGCCGGGTTGCCACCTTTAAACGTGTTTCCGATTGATGTAATTCTTCCTTCGGTGGCGTCACCATTAGCGTTCACGAAATGAATTGTGTGGTTCATGTACACAAAACACCCATAGAAACCGACACTAAAGTTTTTCAGCATACCAACTTTAGCAACAGTTCCTCCCGGCCATTGTTCATATGTTTTTCCTGTCGGCATAGGTGTTTCAAAGTAAACGCCGAAAAACACTGTTGATGTGTTGTTGGCCGCTTGTAGTCCAGTATCGTATGCTTCAATGGCGCCGCCGATCACTTTCACGTCACATTGATTAGTTTCCCTGATACCAATTCCAGGGTTGCCGTTGTAATCGTGGCAATGGAATTGCGGCGTTGTCACGGTTAGGTTATAACAGTAGTTCACGTCCAACGAAATTTTGTTCCTGTAGGTTCGCAGTCGAGTAATGTCTCCATACCAGACTTCGTTACAGTAAACCGCAGTATCAAACCGCTGTACATTGACGTTGACAATGCGGACGCCACCAACGCACGTTACGCCTACCCCAGCATTGTTTCCCCGGATAGCCAAGTCTTGAATTCCCGCATTGTATTTCAGTTCGATGGCGGGACCACTTGTGACGCGCGCCAGAATGCCGGAAAATTCGTTGTCATCACCATCACTGAAACTAGTCCCGCGTAGGCGAGTGTACCGAGGAACTGTGAGAGTTTGCGTAATAACATATTTTCCTTGCGGAATGAACACGTCGCCCGATTCGCCTGCCGCGCTAATTGCCGCTTTGAACGCGCTTGTATCATCATTAGTTCCGTCACCTTTAGCGCCAAAGTCGCGCACATTGAATGTGAGCGCATTCTTGGAAACCTTGGAATTCATTTCACTACGGACTGATGCTAGTTCCGTTGTCATCCTATTTTCATACTCGGCCAATATGGTAGTGTACGAATTCGCCAACTGGGCAAACTCGGCAACAATTCCCTTAGCCTCGGTGTTGGCAGAATTCGCCTGCTGAATTGCTTCGTTGAGTTGGGCGACTTTCGTACCAACATCGGATAGTTGTTTGTCGAGTTTTGCTTGCATGTCGGCAAGGGTAGTATCATAACTGTTTTTCAGCGTAGACATTGACTGTAGCGCAGTCTCAATTGCCTGGTTAGTGTCGGTGATGAGTGTTCCCATATTACCGGTTAGGTCTGTATAGAGATTAGAAATTGACGCGACCGCACCATTCAATGCCTGCAATTTTTCAAGTAGTGTCATTCCCTCTCGATATGTGTATGGTGCGACACTACCGACAGGATAACTCGGGATAGGGACAAACAGCGGAAATGGCGAATTGTTGGACATAAAGTTTTCTCCTTAGAAAAAGTATCGATAACCTGAAAGATACTGAGTGTAATCGTCGCCTTGAAAGTCTGGAAGAATGTCGCCATTGTTCCACAAAGACATAAACAAGTCTTGCAATTCTGCAATAACCATCATGTCCACATTGACAAGGATAGACCGCCACTCAGCGATGAGGCTAGCGCCAGTGGCCTGCCTGCCCGTCACGTGAGACGACTGAGAGCCTGCCATATCCTGACTGCCCGACGTTGAGTCGTCAGAATGTGCCTGAGCCTCGGTGCGCGACTCTGAGACGCTACCAGAGTCCGCGTAATCCTCACCCGGTTTGAGAGCCGTCTGAGGCGTTGTCGAAGCGATGGCGCGTGAGTGTGTCTCGGTGGCGTTATCGGTGCTGCCAGTCTGGCGCTGCGTTGTATCGGCACGTTGTGCTGAGGTGCCGAGCGTGGACAGGTCAACCGTGGACAACGGATCGAATTTCAGTCTTTCCGACCGATACAACTCGTTGTAATAGGGCATAATTTCACTCATGCGCCTATTCAACGCAAAGACGAACATATCGCCAGTTTCGTACCCAATCTCACGATGAGTGTAATGGTCAAGAATTTTCTTATTCAGTGGGAGACGATAGGACTCATCAAAGATAGGGTATTCTTTGAGTCCGATATCAACGCCCATAACATCAATGAGCGCGCCCAACTCAATCGTAAAGGTTGCCACTGCCGCTATCCTCCTTTAGATCAGAATTGAAAGACAAGTCCATAACCGATTCATCATCGCCCAAGTCCCACGAAACTTTGACATGCAAACCGTATTTTTCATTGATTCGATCTGCCGCATCTAAACGACATTTCAACGCGGCATTGCGGACTGACAGAATTTGTGAGTCATTCGAGCCGACTTCGGCGGCCACTAATCTTTCTTTCTTGTCCTGATTTGAGTTGTTGATACCGAGCAATGTCATGCATTCAAGCCAAATTTTCTGTTTTGCTTCAAGTAGGCGTAATACCGCGTCTTTATCAATCCCGGTATCAAGCGACTTGATGTTATCAATGTCGAAAGTATCAGTACCCCAGATGATAAACTCCCCGTCGTTAATGTTTTTCATCGCGTTAAGCAACGATAGGCGCTGCGCTTCACTCGCAATGACAATGTAGGGGTGACGTTGTTGCATTGTTGTCAACTCGATTGTGCGGTCAATCTCAGCTAGTTTCGTGGCGTAAATCATCACGATATCGGTGTCTGGCGTGCGTAAATAGTTTGCCCAGATGGGCACACAATGGCGAGCGCTCATCGTACGGTTGAGATAGGTTGGCCCTCCGGTAACCATGAATCGTGTCGGGTTGTCGTAGAAATTGACTTCCCCAGCGCCAGCGCCGCGCAAAGCAAAGAAGCGACCCAAATTCTCATCACGGAAAAATACGACAAGCGCCTGTCTGAACAATGTCAATTCCAAGAATCGTGCATCAATTTCTGTTGGCAGGTTATCCCACTTAAACCGATTACACGACAGTTCTGTGAGTACGCGCACATACATACGCGACATGATCGTTTTCCGCGACCTGTCGGGCGACGCCATGAACCTTGAGTAAATGTCGTCATGAACATAGTCCGGCCTATTTCGTCGCTTAGCCATTAGTACCCCCGCTGAGAAAGATAGTAACCATAAATAGGTTCATTGTTTTCCAATATAGTAATTCCGATGGCGCTAGGATCATGCCACACAGTCACACCTTTTTCAAAAATGCCCCGAATTGTTTGCTTGTAGTTCTCTGGACACCATGAGGCCGACAGATAAAGCTCACGCAACTTCCAATACGTAAAGGTGGACATACATTGCAAATCACGCGGCAGCTGATTAGTGTACCGGTTGACGGCATACCCATAGCGCAACCAATAACCTCCAATCATCGCCATTGTACCGGGGGAAAGTGTTTTCAGTCTTGCCTGAATATGCATTCCGGTAGTCGCCAGCAAAAACGCCTCGCCACCTACTTGCCCGCTCACAGTTGGTTGCGTGAGTTTAGAATCTTGAACTCGAGCATTAATCGCGCCGATTGTGTTGGCATAGTCACCCTTAGCAGCATAATCGGCGTATGTTTTGTTTGAGTCGCGCATATACTGCCCGGTACTCACGCGAGCGCTTGTCTGTGATTGTGCCAAATCGTTGGCTATCGCCGTGGACTGCGTATCCGCATTCACACTGATACCGGTACTGACGCCACGCGTCAGAGCGCTACCGATACCGGCCCCAGGGTTGGTTCCCACTGCCGACGCCAGATCGCCAATCATGCCGACGCCCATACCCTGATACGCCGCCTGCGACCTGACGCCTAGCTGCGCTTGTGAGCTGGCGACCGCCATATTCGTCAGCGATTGTTGTAGGTCGAGTCCCGCCGATGATTGATCGTAGCCGAGTTGATTGGCGGTGAGTGCTTTTTGTTGTGACCAGTTTGCCGAGTCATGTTGATAGGCAATTGAGTGTGCATTAGACGCCATGAACGCCAGATAAGAGTTATTTGTTACTGAGAACATGGGCAGATTGTTGACGCCAGTCGTCATTGCCAATGCCTCACCAGAGTCGTGATAATTGTGCTTTATGTAGGTGTTGACGTTATAGTCTGTAGGGTGAAAGACAATGCGCGGCGATGGTTGCGCTACATGGCACGCCATTGTCATTTTAACCGGAAGTGTTCTGTTGACATTGAATGTTGATAGCTCATTCATTCTCTCCGGTTTGAGCACAATCGGCGTACCGGTATTTGTTGTCACCTCAATATACGTATAGGGATACGTGAGAAACTTTGTCAGATAGCGGAAACAGCCATTTTGAAACGACTGCGGCATACCGTCTAACACATTGTCAACAAGCGTAAAGGTGACAAACTTCTCAATAGCCGTTTGCGACGGAATGTAGCAACCATCGAACTTATCTACCGTGGCACAATTTTCAGTTTTGACAAGCTCCGAGGGGACCATGTACACAGCAGAAATACCCTGACTAATCCAAGGAAAGTCTTGCAATTTCTGAGTAAACGTGATGTAACTACTTACCGAGTCGAAGTAGTATGCGGCCATGCCATTAGGCAGACCTTCCATTGTGTTGCCTGTAGCGGACTTGAGTTTGGGGTTGTCGAGTGTTCCCCAATCTTCCTCCAACTTGACCGTGCTATACACAATAACACCATATGAATCATAGTAATTGTCGCCCGGTTGACTCTTTAGATTCGCTATGTGCTTCGACCATACCCCTGACACAGTGTAATCGTTTCCCAAGTCCAAACCTTCCGGTTCGCACAGTTGGTTAATAGCGGCCTTGCTGTGCGACGATTCGTCGGCAATTCCCACATGTCCACGTTCAATGTACGCCGAATTAAACGTTACATAGGGGAAGAATGATTGCCACACATCAAGTTGCACAAAAATTTCTGTTGTATTCGGTGCCGCGCGCCGCATATCCTGAATGAAATAGTAGAAAGTGCGACCATTACCATCACCATACCCCGGACGCTCGCCAATAGGTTGCACAGCATTGTGAACCCTAATGTAATTGTACGTATAGGCGTTGTTGAATGGCAGCGGGATACGGATAGGCTCGCCTACGCGCGCATAGGACATACGATCAAACACGATTGTTTGAGTGGCTTCACTTTCCCTAAACAGATATTTATCTAGTTCCTTGTGATCTTTGAACTTCACAATGTCCCGATAGTCAGCATTCCATGCAACTCTATGTAAACTAACCGTAGTCCCCGGTGTCCACATATCGAAAGAAAATTCGTGATTAGCGTCCATTAAAACAATTCTCCTTTAAGCGGATATGCACAGTGGCCTAGGGTATAGGACACGATACCCTAGGCCACTGTGCTGCCAGCGTGAGGGATACGCCGGCGACCTCCGACTAACTCAGGGTCACCACATAATCTACAGGTGCCCCAGTACCGGGGTCAATCTTGACCGTGATTGTCTTACCCCCATTCGACGCCTTGACGCCCGCCACAGTAGTGCCCGGCGCAGTGGACACTTCCACATCAGCAGCGGTGGCCGTGCCGACGCCTGCCAGCGTATAGGTATAGGTACCAGACACAACCGGTACGCTAATGCCCTTTACAGTAATCGCAATATCCTTACTACCCTGTACAGGCCAGTTACCAAGCTTGTCGCCAACAACCGGGACAGGCTTCGTCGTGCTGAAACCGTCATCACGCGGGTTATCATCAGGAATATATGCGGTCTGAGCCTTAACAGTTAGAGTAGTGGCAGTCTCATCATAACCACAGTGCAAAACACCTGTAGAAGTAATGTATGTGCGGTTAGACGTGCCCCCGGACACGGACCAAATCACAGCACCATTCGGCGGGTTATCAGACTTGGCAGTCTTACCGGACGCAGTGAATGCGACAAGTCCGCCGCGCATGACGTTCGTAGCATCGCCCTCAAAACTGATGTCAGTAATTCCGGTGATCGGCTCATTCTTAATCACAATCTCATCCCTGTGCAAAGTTGAGAACATAACAGCTGGCGCAAAGCGGGATGCGGAAATAATTCCCCAGTGGTGAAGGAAGTAGTTCATTCCCAAACTCACCGGGTTATACTGACTCGCATTCTCAAGTCGAGTATCAGCGAGTACGAAAAAATCCTTAGTTGTGAGAATTGCCTCGCAACCATTAATCTCAAACATCGCCTTAGGAATAGTAATCACTCGGTTAGGAATATCAGCTTTCTCAATATTGAACGC